CACTTTCCCGACTGGCTGCCCGAGGCGTTCTACGCGGAGCTGACGGCCGAATCGAGGACGGCCCGAGGCTGGGAAAACTTGGCCAAGCGCCGCAACGAAGCCTTCGACCTGTGCGGCTATGCCGAAGGCATGGCGCTGTGGCTGAAGGTTCCGGCCATCAACTGGACCGCGCCGCCGGCATGGGCCGCGCCGTGGGACGACAACCCAGACGTGAGGGCAGACGACGTCGCGCCGGCGCCAACGCCGCGCACGCGAACCCGCCGCGTCATCCGAAGCAAGTACCTGGGACGCTGATATGGCATTTACCAAAGAACAGGTCGCGAAGCTGGAGGCAGCTATCTCGGCGGGCGTCCTGAGCGTCCGCTACGCCGACCGAACAGTGACCTACCAAAGCCTGGACTCGATGCGGCGGCTGCTGAAGCAGATGCGGGACGAGATTGCCCAAGCATCAGGCGCGCCACGGCGTCGCCGCATCGTGCGCCTCTACCAGTCGGGGACCGGAAATGTCTGATATCGCCGAAGGCCCTTACCGCGCCGCCGGCAATGGCCGACGCCTGCGCACTTTCCGGCCGACCTCGCTCGGGCCCAATGCCGCATTGACGGGCCTGTCCACATTGCTGGCCCGGGCACGGCATCTGGCCCGCAATGATCCGTGGATGGTCAGTGCGCTCAACAAGAGCGTATCCAACGGCATCGCCACGGGCATCCAGGCAAAGCCAGTTTGGGGGTCGAAGGAGCACAAGAAGAAGCTCACCAAGCTGTGGACCCGCTGGGGCAAGTACGCCGATGCAGACGGCGTGCTGGGCTGGGAGGGCCTGCAGGCGCTGTCCTGGCGCGAGTGGAACGAAGCCGGCGAGGTGTTCGCCCGGCTCCGCTACCGGCGGCCCGAGGACGGCTTGCCGGTGCCGCTGCAGGTGCAGCTGATCGAATCGGAGCAGTGCCCGCAGCACTACAACGGCGTGGCCAGCAACGGAAACGCGATTCGACAAGGCATCGAGGTCGATCGCATCGGGCGCCGCGTGGCCTACTGGATGTACCGGGAACATCCCGGGGATCTGCAGCAGACCGTCAACGGCAACGAGTTGGTGCGTGTGCCTGCGGAGCAGGTGCTGCACCTCTTCCGGCCGAGCCGCGCCGGTGCGATGCGGGGCGTACCACGCTCCGCTCCGGCTCTGCTGCGCATGTTCAACCTGGACCGCCTCGATGACGCGGTGCTGGAACGGCAGGCGCTGGCCAACCTGTTCGCAGGCTTCATCACATCAGATG